GCCGAATCTGGAGGCACGTTGCCTTTACAATTAATTCCTGTTTTAGCAATGCAAATGCACACTACCGAAGCCAAAGTAAACGCCGTTGTAAATGCTTTTGGTTTATTTGAAATTACAGACGATTTATTTTTTAGCATCCGATTAAATGAGCATTTAGAAAAGGTTAATCAAATAAAAATAAGCGCATCTGAACGCGGAAAGTTAAGCGCAAACAAAAGAAAATCAACTAAAATTCAACAGACTGTTGAACAGGGTGTTGAACAGACTGTTGAACAACCTGCTAAACAAAGAAAAGGAAAGGAAAGGAAAGTAAATAAAACTATTATAACTAATAGTTTTAGTGAAGATTTTTTAAATGATTGGAATACGTGGTTAAATTTTAAAAAAACAAATTTTAAATTTACATACAAAACAATCGAAACAGAACAAATCGCGTTTAACTCACTTTACAAATTATCAAATCAAAACCAGAATACCGCCCGCGAAATTATTCACCAATCAATCGCGAATGGCTACAAAGGATTATTTGAACTAAAAACTAATCAAAATGCAAAACCAACAAATCAGCAACTACAAAACGAATACGCAAACAGATGGGTTAACGGGATGCCAGAACTCGACGAAAATTATAACCTTATCCAACGCTGAATTAATCCCAATACTTCACAGGATATTTTTATTAATTGGACTTCGCAAAGTGCAATATCCAACAGCAGAGGAAGATATGTTTAACGTTACTTTTATTAAAAAAAACTTTGGACATAAAACAATAAACGAAATAATCGAGGCTTTTGAGTTTGCAGTTACTGGAAAACTTGACGTTGATGTCAAACACTACGACCAATTTACGCTTCCATACTTTTGCAGAATTATGGACGCATACCGAATTTTTAACAATGAGCGCATACTTGCAACGCCACCTCCGAAATTAAAAGAAATCGCTTACCAGATGAGCGACGAAGAACGGTTAAACGAAATCGAAGAATGGCGCAAAAAAGATTACGATTTCAAAATTTTACCTTTGTATTTGTACGATTGGATATTAAAATACTCTCTCCATGCTATTACAGACGATTTAAAGGCTGATTATTATAGTAGGGCGGTAAGAGTACACGAAAACGAATTGAGGCGAAATTTTGAACTATTTGGCGAAAAGCAATCTTATGCCGATTTTCTAAAATTAAAGGCGAATAATTTTGAAAAAATTAGCGACAAAGATTTAAGCACAATAAACAATATTTTTAAACGAATTTTTATAAACGAATACTTAAAAAAATGAATTTTAGCGATAACACATTTTCACTTGCAAAAGCATTGCATCATATTAACAACGCCAAGATATACTTCGAAGATGTTAAACGCGACTGCGCTTCATCAACCAAAGATTTATTTAATTCGTACATTATCAAATGCGACATTATAATTAATTCAATAGATCATAAATTAACGGATAAAAACAGGGCGATATTAAAAAAAGAGTTGGCGGATTCGTTTATAATTGAAAGCATTAACGATAAAATAATTTATCTAAATGAAGACCAGCGAAACGAAGTAGAAACTTTTATTGATAACTTTATAAAACAAAACAAAAAATGATTACAGGATATAATTTTTGTAAAAGTGAAATAGACGTAAGATTTAAAAAATTATACGGTCGGTTTTTTGTTTACATTTTAAAATCAAAAAGAAAATATGTTTATATTGGTTGCAGTAGCAGTATTTATTATAGATTAATTCAGCATAAAGGAACAAAAAATTTTGATAGGGTTGAATTGTTTGAATTTAAAAATAAAAATGATTCAAAAATAACTGAAAAATCATTTATAAAAAAATACAAGCCAGCTGATAATATTCAATATTTATATCGATAATAAATGATAAAAAGAACGGATAGCAACCACGCCGAAATAATAAAAGCACTTCGCAATATTCCAAACCTAAGCGTATTTAGTACGCACGAAGTCGGCAAAGGATTCCCAGATATCGTAATAGGTTACAAAGGCATTAACTATCTAATCGAAATTAAAGACGGAAATAAACCACCTTCGGCACGTAAACTTACACCCGATGAGGTAAAATTCCATCAAGAATGGAGTGGGCAAATTTCAATAATAAAAAATTTAGATGAATTATTGCAAATTATATTATAACTTTAATTTGTGAATTGTAACGACATTATAACCGAGTTGTATAACAATGACAAGATAAACGAACTTATCGGCAAAATTCAACCCGCAGAACTTCAGGCGGATTTAAAACAGGAACTAGCAATTGTATTGCTTGAATACGATTGCAACAAACTAAAAAAAATATCAAAGGAAGGTAATATTATAGGGTTTGCAATGCAGATTATTTGGACGATGGGTACATCAAACCGCAGTCCTTTTTATAACAAATACAGAAAAAACGAAATTGAAAAAGCGTTTAATTACATTAGCAGTCAAAATGGTAATTCAATACCATTACGTACGGTACAAATTGCGGAAAAAATTTTACAAACAAAACTTGCAGGCAATCCTATGGAAGCGCACGAATCAATAATATTTAATAAATACGTTGAATTACGCAGTTGTGTTGATGTAGCAAAGTATTTTGACATCCCAAAGGATCATGTATTTGCAGTTGTAAAGAAAATAAAACACGAATTAAAAAAGGCTATAAATGGATAAATTAATAATTATTGTTGCGTCTATTTCGTTTAGCTATTATTTTATAAATATTGCTGGAATTCCATTTTGGATAAAACGCAAATTAAATTACACTAGGTGGCAAAGATTAAAGCCTTTAGATTGTTTAACCTGTTTATCGGTTTGGGTTGCGGTAATACTTTTTTTTATGCCTGCAATCGCACCCGAATTTATAGCAACTATTTTTTTATCTGGAATAATCGCAAACAATATAAAATGAAAATACTAGGAATTTCACACCCAAATAGCGGTGTTGGTTATCATAGAGTATGTTTGCCGATGGGTTATATGGATAATATTACAGGTGTTATATCAAACTATCCTACCGAAGAAATGCTTTCAACTGATTACGATATACTTTTATTTAATAGAGTTTCGCTTTGGGATAATAACCTAAACGCGATTAGAGATGCGATTAATTGTAAAATAGTTTGCGATATGGATGACGATTGGATTTTGCCGACAAATCATTTAAACTATCATCAATACAAAGAAATGGCGGGGCGTATTGAAAATAATCTTTTAATGTCTGATTTGGTAACTTGTACAAATGAAAGATTAGCTGAACGGATTTACCCATTTAATAAAAGCGTTGAGATATTCCCAAACGCCTTACCATTTGGCGAAGGGCAATTTTTACCAGATAAAAAAGAAAGTGAACTAATAAGAATATTTTGGGCGGGTGGTTGCACACACGAACACGATCTACAAATTTTACAATATCCTTTACAGCGTTTAGTTGGGAATAAAAAAATTAAAATGGTTTTAGGCGGTTATACAGATGACGACGCAAGCAGACCAATTTGGAATAAAATGCTTAATCATTTCACAGCATCAAAGCGTTTACAATTTGACGCATACGCTGGAATGCGCCCGACTGAATATATGGAGATTTACGAAAACGCGGATATTATGTTAGTGCCTTTGGTGGCAAATGATTGGAGTAAATGCAAATCAAATTTAAAGTTACTCGAAGCATCGGTTAAGAATATTCCTGTAATTTGTTCAAAGGTTGAACCATATTCTATGGATGCAGACGCGCCTGTGTTATGGGTTGAAAAACAAAGCGATTGGTATAAACATTTAAATTTTTTAATAAACAATGAAAAAGCAAGACAAGATTATGGTGAAGCACTTGGCGAATGGGGGCGAAGAAAATACAACCTTTTCAACATTAACCCCAGACGTCGAGCCACATTTGAAAGTATTATCAAAGCATAAACACATATTTGATTTATACGCTCAAACAGGCGAATTGGTTAATTTCCACGCCGACATACATAACGAAGTAATTGAGGCTTATAGGGTTGTTAATCCACATTATCATTATAACCGCAGTTGCCCTGCTTGTGTATGCGATATGTTAAAAGACGTTTATAAATACTATAATTCAACTTTATGATAGATAAAATAGGCGTTGGAATGGTTACTTGGAATGCTGAAGATAGATTAAAACAAAGCGCACAATTAATCCCAGCTTGGATTAAAAACTTTGTTATTGTAAACGACGGAACGAAGTACAACGATATTACATACCCAACTCAAGCAAAAGTAATACAACACGAAACAAACTTATCAGTAGGCGTTGCAAAAAATACTGCTTTAAAATATTTAATGGATAAAGGATGCGAGCATATTTTTTTAATTGAAGACGATATGTTAATTAAAAACGAAGACGTTTTTTTAGAATATATTTTGCACTCAAATGTTTCAGGTATAAAGCATTTGAATTTTGCGCTTCACGGACAGCATAATAAATTAAATGGAATACCTAATCCAAGTTTTAAATATAAGTACAAAGAAAATGTTACTATATTTTTATATCCTAATTGCGTTGGTTCATTTTCTTATTATCACAAAAGCGTAATTGAAGAATGCGGTTTAATGGATGAAAATTATTTTAACGCTTGGGAACACGTAGATCACACATACCAAATAATTAAAAAAGGATTTCACCCTTCATTTTGGTTTTTTGCGGATATTGAAAACAGCGATAAGTTTATAGAAGAAATACCAAATTCAATACAAAATAGTACAATTGCAAATAGAAATGATTGGAGTACAAATGCAAAAAATGGTGAAGATTATTTTAATAAAAAAAATGGTTGCAGTGTTGGAAGTATATTAAAAGTTAATTCAGAGACTTTAAACGCAGAATTAATAAACATTTATAATAATAAACAATGAAACAAATAACAGGAAGATTTATTTATAAAAGTATTCCAATACAACAGCACGAAGAAATTAAAACTCCTTTTTATGAATTATTAAAAACTATAAAGCCAAAACAGATTTTAGAAATTGGGACGGCATCAGGCGGTTTAACATTAATGTTAAGAGATGTTTTAAACGAACTAAATTTAAACGATTCAATAATTAGGACTTACGATATAGAACAAAGACATTATTTATCTTATCCTAAAGGAAAGGATATTGAAGTAATTATTAAAAATGCATTTAATTCTGAATACACCGAGTTAATAGAATTAGATGAAATTAATTCTTTTATAAATCGAGAAGGGGCAACAGTTGTTTTATGCGATGGGGGAAATAAAATTAATGAGTTTAAAATGTTAAGCGATTTATTGAAATCGGGGGATGTAATTATGGCTCACGATTATTGCGCAAACGAAGATGTATTTAATGATGAATTTAAAGGCAAAATTTGGGATTGGTTAGAAATAAAAGATACAGATATCGAACTATCGGTTAAAAAAAATAAATTAAAACCATTCATGCACGAAGATTTTAAACGTGTTGTTTGGGTTTGTAAAATAAAATAACAATGAATAAATTAGTAGTAAACGTACATGATCGTTTAGAAAACATTAAACTTTGGGTAAATGCTTGGGAACAATCCGAGCAACTAGATTACGAATTAGTAATAATTCAAAACCACCATCAGCCACAACCAGCATTTGAGGATGTTTGCAAGGGTGTTAAATACATTAGACGTGTTGGGGTGGGTTATGATATTGGCAGTTTTCAAGACATCTGTAACGAACGATTAGAAGGCTTTGGCAATGATTGGGATAAATTGTTATTTACTTGCGACGATTGGTTGCCAATGAGAAAAACATTTCTAAAAGAATTTGACGATAAGTATTCTAAAAATACTGTTGTTTGTAATGAGATGAGCAACTTAATTAAACCTCATATTCGCACAAGCGCATTTTTAATTGATAAGAATTTGAGCAAAAAGTTAAGGTTTGAAGTTGATCCGATTACAACAAAAGATGATTGTTGGAACTTTGAACACAGAACGGCGCACTCATTTTTAGAACAATGCCATCGTAATAATTACGAAGTAAAAACAGTTAGCCATATTTGGTGCGCTCCGATTTGGGATAGTGGACACCATGCGCACACGAAAAGAATTTTAGAATACGAAACAAACTTTTATGAAGCTATCTAAATTAAAACCAAATCCGAACAATCCGAGAATAATTAAAGACGATAAGTTTAAAAAACTCGTTAAGTCAATAAATGATTTTCCAAAAATGTTGGCTTTGCGTCCTATCGTTGTTGATGAAAATTTTATTGTTCAAGGTGGCAACATGCGTTTAAAGGCATTACAGGAAATAGGGTTTAAAGATATTCCAGAAGAATGGGTTAAACAGGTTAGCGATTTGAACGAAGATGAAAAGAAACAATTTATAATTAAGGATAACGTAGGGTTTGGTGAATGGGATTGGGACGATTTGGCGAATAATTGGGACGCAGAACAATTAACGGAGTGGGGTTTAGATATACCAAACTTTGAAGCCGAAGTATTAGAAGCCGAAAAAGATAATTACTCAATCCCAGATGAAATAAAAACAGATATTGTTTTAGGCGATTTATTTGAAATAGGCGAACATCGTTTACTTTGTGGCGATAGTACCGATAGCGACCAAGTTGCAAAATTAATGAATGGAAAAATTGCAAATTTATCTTTTACATCACCACCATACAACGCAGGTAAAAGTGAGTCGTTAAGTGGTAATACACATACAACAGATAATAAATACAATGAGTATAATGACAATCAAACGCAATCAAATTATTTGGATTTATTAATAGGTTTTACAAATAACGCTATTTTATTTAGCGATTATTTGATTTGTAATATTCAAAGTTTAGCAGGAAATAAAATAGCATTAATAGAATATTTAAACAATTATAAAGATAATTTCATAGATGTTGCAATTTGGGACAAAGAACACGGAGCGCCCGCAATGGCTAAAAATGTTATGACAAGTTGTTGGGAGTATTTATTTTTTATATCTTCAAAAGAAAACGCTTCCAGAGCAATACCAAACGCAAATTTTAGAGGGACTATAAAGAATATTTATCGAGGTAAGCCAAATAGAAATAATGAATTTTCAAGCGTTCACGCGGCTACGTTTCCCATTGATTTACCAGAATGGGCATTACAATTTACTAAAAAAAATGACATTTTATTAGACCAATTTTTAGGCACCGGTACAACAATGGTTGCATCACATCAATTAAATCGTAAATATTATGGTATGGAATTAGATGCAAAGTATTGCCAAGTAATTATTGACCGTATGCGCAAATTAGATGAAACATTAATCATAAAAAAGAACGGCGTTGAAATCACACACTAAAATATATTTTAATTACTTCGGCTACGATGTAACTGATTTCATTCCGTGCGAAATTTGTGGCAAAATGGCTAACGATATACACCACATACACGCGAGGGGAATGGGTGGAACAAAGCAAGCGGATAACATCGAAAACTTAATGGCGCTTTGTAGAAACTGCCATATCGAATACGGCGATAAGAAACAACACATTGATTTTTTAACCCAAATACACAAAGACAAATGCAACTCACGTTAAAACATTATGACATCACGATAAGCGTTGAAACTTCGGACGATATAACAATAGACGATTTATACCACCAATTTAACGCCTTATTGATATCGGCAACGTTTAGCCAAGAACAAATAAACAATTGGATTATAGAAAAAGCAGAAGAACTAAACTGCGATAAATCTGTGTAATATGCCAAACGAAAAAAACTTAAAACCTTTTAAAAAAGGTTACGACGAAAGAAGAAATTTACAAGGGCGCAAACATAAATTCATTACGCTTTTGAAAAATGATGGGTACTCAGTTAGTCAAGTAAATGACACGATCAAAGTAATGATGGCAATGACATTAACCGAATTAGGAGAAGTTTTTAAGAATCCAGAGTGTACCGTACTAGAAAAAACAATTGCTAACGCTTTGCGTAAATCACTTGAAAAGGGTAGTTTATATTCGCTCGATACATTATGGACTCGACTATTTGGGAAACCAAAAGAAACAAGCGCAGTAACTACTGATGGCAAAATAGAGTTTATTGTTACAAAAGGCAAAACAATTTTATAATGTGGCGAGTATATGTATTTGAATTTATTGTTGTAGTTTTAGTATCATTTTTATGGACGCATTTATTAACTAAAAATAATAACGATGAAAGTAATTAAAAATTTATTCGGGATGGCATTACTAGCTGGATTCATTAATCCTGTATTCTTTCCCGACAATCAATATTGGTTTCAAGGCTTTGCTGGGTTACTTGCATCATTCATTGGATCAGGATTAATCTTTGGGTTTAAGGATTATGCAGTTGGTCCAAGAGACATAGGAAATGTCGGTGTAATGCCTAAAATTAATCAATCTTGGATGTTCTTTTTTATTGGGGCTGTTGCTAACTTATTATGGGCTACACTTTATGTATAAAATGTACCGCACTGCATACCATAAAAACTGCTTTGCGGTCACTTTTACGTAAACGTAAACAACTTTTAAAATTAAACATTTGAAGATGCCAATAGATAAACAATACCATTTTATTGCTGGGTTTCTAATATTCTTAATTGCTCAATTATTCGTATCGGATTTGTGGGCGATGGTTGTAGTTGTAGCAATTGGAACTTTAAAAGAGGTTTGGGATTATGTCAGCAAAAAAGGCACTCCAGATATAGACGATTTATTATTTACTATCTACGGCGCATTACCTATTTTTGTAATAAATTTATTACTTGCAAATTCCAATTCCTGAATTACACATTAACCAACAAAAAATATTCGACTGCGCTTCGCGGTTTAGGGTTGTTATGTGTGGGCGAAGGTTTGGCAAATCGGAACTCGCACAACTTGAAATAATCTTTGAGGCGATTAAGGGTAATAGCGTTGCATACATTACACCTACCTACCAGCTAGCAAAAACCTTTTTTAACAAGCTAATCAAAACAATACCTTTTGAAAACAACAAATCTGATTTAACGATATTATTTCCTAACGATGGCAACGTAATGTTTTTTACAGGCGAACGTCTGGATAATTTAAGGGGGCGTAAATTTCATTTAGTAATTATAGATGAGGCTTCATTTATCCCTAATTTAGAAGATGGGTGGTTAAACTCAATAAGACCTACCTTAACCGATTATAAAGGGCGTGCGCTGTTCGTATCAACTCCAAAGGGTAAGAATTATTTTTACTCATTGTTTATGAAAGCCGACGGCAACGATTGGCAATCGTTTAAATTTAGCACATACGATAATCCGTACATTGACCGCACGGAAATAGACGACGCACGAACACAATTGCCATCCGCAGTATTTGAACAAGAGTACATGGCTAACGCTATGGAAAACGCAAGCAATCCTTTTGGCAATCAGCATATTATTGATTGCATCCGACCATTGAGCGTTTTACCTGTTGCGTATTATGGAATAGATTTGGCAAAGTCCTTTGATTATACGGTTGTAATTGGACTCGATGCAAACGGACACGTCGCACACTATGAGCGATTCCAAAAAGATTGGGCGCAAACCAAAGAAACGATTTTAAGGCTTGATAAAAGCAAACCCGTTGTAATTGATAGCACAGGCGTAGGCGATGCAATAACCGAAGATTTACAACGCCATTTTAACGCTATGCACGGGTTTAAATATACATCGTCAAGCAAGCAACAATTAATGGAGGCGCTTGCTTCATCTATACACAAACGCGAAATATTTTACCCCGACAACGAAATTAAAAGTGAGTTGGAAATATTCGAATATCAATACACGGCAACAGGTGTAAGATATAACGCGCCAACAGGATTTCACGACGATTGCGTTAATGCTTTGGCTTTGGCTAATAAATGCAAAAACAATTATAAACACGCTGGAGTTTACCGCTTCATCTAATTTTCTAAAAAAAATCTATATTATATTATGAAGGTTACTATTTCAAAATTTCAAGATTTATACAAGATTAGTTTAATGGAAATAAACGAGGCTGAAAAGTCCGCTTTGTTAGTTCAAGAATTTACAGGGTTGAGCGATGCACAGGTTGACAAGATGCCTTTAAAAAAGTTTAATAAGCTATGCAAAACAATTAACGAAAAGTTTGAAAAGTATGGCAAAGAACTTGACGAAAAGAAACCGCAAAAGTATGTATCGGTTAAAGGTCGTTTGTATTTGTTGGAATATGATTTAGCCAAGCCACCAATGAACGCGGGACGTTATGTTGAGCTAGCGACGTATAGCGAAGACGTAATCGGCAACCTTCACAAGATCATGGCGACTATGTGTACCCCTTTAAAGTTTACTTTGAAGGGATTGAAGCGCAAAGAAAAGAATCATAAACAAGTTGCTGATGATATGCTGGATATAGATTTTGAAGTAGCGTATCATTCCGCTGTTTTTTTTTACGCAGTTTTCAGCAAATCAATTCAGGCTTCGGCTTCTTATTTCAAAACAATAGCAACGGACACGGCGAAGGTGGAGCAAGTGCTGATGAATTTAGCCGAGTTTACGGATGGCTTTATAACTGCAAAATGGTATCGGAATTTGAAGGAATTAGCATAAACGAGGCTTGGGATTTGCCTGTGTTTCAGTTTCTAAATGATTTGAGTTATTTAAAAATGAAACGCGAAATAGATAATGAAGCAGAAAAAAAACTATTAAAGAAATATGCCAATTAACATTACACAATCGCAAAAAATACAGCTTGATAATGGGTTTGTCGGCAGTACGGGTAGTTTTAATTTTAGCGAAGTAACGGCAAAGGAAATAAACGCTTTATTAATTGAGCGTGCAGAATTATTTAAAGATGTTTGGATAGAGCAATTAAATAGTAAAAAGATTATCGCATCTGGGAATATTGAAAATGTGGATTATGAAATTGTGCAAACGGGTAGCTCGGCAACTTTAAATATTAGATTTCCATATTACGCAAAGTTTCAAGACGAGGGGGTTATGGGTTGGATTAGTAAATCGCCACAAAGTAGATTTAAGTTTAAGAATAGTTATACAATGAGCAAAGAGGGGCGCGAATCTTTGTCAAAATGGTTGCGAAGTTCAAACGCAAAGGTTAGAACAACAGACGTTCAAAAATATGGTGCGCAAGGAGTAGAAAAAAAATTTAAACGAATTAGTGAGTTTGATAGAAATTTAAATAGATTGATTTTTAATATAAAATCATACGGTATTAAACCGCGTAATTTTATCGAGCCTACAATTAAGAAAAGTTTAGAAGGTTTTGAAAAGGAAATAGGCGAAGCGATAGGTAAAACAATAACAATTAATATTTTTAAATGAGTATAACATTAATAAACCCATCTGGCTACCCATCTGTACAGGATAATCTTTGGTCGATTGCTTATAGTAGTAATTCGGGGCAAGTAGATTTTAAATATGTTTTTGATGTGTTTGTTGATGGGGTGCAATTGGTACGCACAAAAGTATTTCCAGAGCCGTCAAATGGTCGCGGTTACTTTGATGCAATGCCGATAGTATCAAATGAAATTACTTATGCGTGGTTTACTCCAAAATTTAACGACGGATTTATTGATGCGCCATTATTAACGGCATCAAATACATTAAATGAAAAGATTTACCAAATAAGAGTTGGCGAAGATTATAGCGGAACAACATTTTTAAATTTGGCATCTGGGAATGTAACAGCTTATAATTATTCAGCGCCTTTATTTAAGCGTAGGCAAATTAATATAGGACAAAAATTAAATAATTGGTTAACAAATAGACAATTAACAATAAAGGCAAAATTAACTGATAAAATATTAATCCCATCATTTGGGAATGTAATAAATGATATTAGAGTTGTTTCATACGATCAAAGCAATACAATAATTAGGCAATGGGGTTATGGTTACACAGGAGTTTTAAAATACAATCAATGGGACATTGGAACGCAAGTATTAAATAATTTATCACAGGTTTTATTTTCTTTTCAAGGCATCCCATCAAATACAAAGTATTACACTGTAAAATTAACAAATTCGAGTACAATTGAAACGACATTAATTCGCGTAGATATTGATTGTAACATTAATTACACGCCTATTAATCTTTATTTTATTAATGCCTTTGGGATGTTTGACACAGCGCGTTTTAATCTAGCGTCGCGCCTTACAATGGACGTAGAGCGCAAAACATTTGAGCAACGTAATTACACCTTTAATAATTCAAGTGTTGATTATTACGACGTAAATAAGGTGTACAACGAAAGCAAAATTAACTACGGTAGTAAATCTAATCATTCGTATAAACTTACAATGGATTTTCCAAGCGATGCCGAATATGTATGGCTTGCTGAATTAATTGTATCACCACAGATATACGCGGAAATAGACGGGAATTATTATCCTGTTACAATTAAAAATTCAAACTACGAATATTCAACATACACAAACAACAAATTAAGAGCGTTGGAAATCGATATTGAATTAAATCAAACACGTTACAATTTTAAACGATGACAAGGATATTTATAGAAGATAATGAGTTAGATATAAACGCGGGTTTTTCGCAAATGATTAACTATTCTATTGACGATCTAAATAATTTAGACAGTAAAACAACTTCATTTACTAAAACAATTATATTGCCGGGCACTTCAAAAAATAATCGTTTACTCGGTAATATATTTGAGTTTGCTAATTCAAATTATACGGTTGATAGTGCGCCAAATTTTGGATATAATTTTAACGCTAGTAAATCAGCAAAGGCACGAATAGAAGTAAATGGAATGCAAGTTATTAAAGGCGTTATGCGATTGCTTGAAATAATTGTTGATGGTGAATTTGTAGAATATGAAGTTGCATTATTTGGGGAGTTAGGCGGTTTCTTTTCAAAGTTAGGCGCTAATAAATTAACCGATTTAGATTTTAGCGCATATAATCACACTTATAATTACACAAATATTGTTAATAGTTGGGATAACGCAAATGCTGGTGAAGGTTATTATTACCCGTTAATTGATTACGGAAATACATCGCCTATTAATGATTCAAACTTTTTTAAAAAATCGTTTTATTTTACTGCATTTAGACCAGCTTTTTTTGTAAAGGAATACATCAATAAAATTATAACGCAAGCTGGTTACACTTGGGAATCTAATTTTTTTAATACTAATTTTTTTAAGCGTTTAATTGTACCAAATAATCAAGTAAGGCTTAAATACAATCGCGATAAAATATTTGAAAGCAATATTAATCCTGTAACACCAACGATTAGCACATCTCAAAATTTAATACATTCAAATATTGTAACAGATTTATTTACAAATGTTTCAAGTACAACTTTTACATACACACCAGCACAGGCATTTGTTGGCGAAATAGGATTTAATTTTAGAGGCACTTATACGGTGCAAAATTCAAATTCTAGCGATACTTTATACAGATATGCTTTTGCAACAATAAGAGTTTATAAAAATGGTTCTGTATTTTATATTGATACAAACAAAAGATTTGGGGGTTATGCCACAACTTTAGGCGGTTTTTTAACTGGCCCAACTTATAATTTTTCTTTGAGATTCCCGCCAATACCAATAACGTTTAATACAGGCGATACATGGAAAATGGACGTATTTATATATGACACAGACGGAGCAGTTTTAAATGTAAGTTCAAATAATAGTGTTGTAACTATTTCAACCTCAAATCCAATTTTAGTTACTGCTCAATATAATGATTTTTTATTAGTTAATGGCTCATTGCCGCAGAACGTTTTACAAAAAGATTTCTTTGCGTCAATACTTAAGATGTTTAATTTAATGGTAACCGAAGATAGATTTACCGAAAAGAAATTAGTAATTGAGCCCTATGTTGATTTTTATGATTTAAGTCGTTCAAGTTATAAAGATTGGAGTAATAAAGTAGATCGTAGTCAAGTAATAAAAATTAAACCAATGAGCGAAATCAACGCTCGATATTACGATATAAAATTTAAACAGGACGCGGATTATTTTAACGAGCAATACCGCAAAAAATATATTGAAGGATACGGAGATTATAGATATGATAATCAATTAGATTTCGCAAAGGATACAATTACAACAGATGTAATTTTTAGCGCGTCGCCTTTAGTTGGTACACCAATAACGATAAGATTTTCCCAGCAATTTATAAATTGAATAACGGCACTGAAGAAATGATTGAGCATAATATAAGAATTATGCAAGCAAAAAAAATAACAGGTCGTACAAGTTGGAAAATATATTATAAACCACTTGGGGTTGATACTATATTAACAACAGTAACAACATACGGATACGCTGGACATTTAGACGATCCATATAATGCGAGTGCTGATTTAAACTTTGGAGTGCCTAAAGAAATAAATTTCACTTTGGCTTCGGGTTTATTGTCAAACAATTTATTCAACACTTACTACTCGCCATACTTTGCGGAAATAACCGACAAGGATTCGAGATTAGTAACGTGCAAAATGAAATTAACGGAGCGCGATATTAATACATTAGATTTTACAAAGTTTATCTGGATTGATGGAGTTTTATATCGCCTTTATAAAATAGTAGATTATGCAGAAAATGAACTTTGCGAAGTGCAATTATTACGAGTAATTTATACAACATACTAAAATGATTATAAAATATTTTGATGAATTTGAAGGTCAATGGTTAGACATCACAGGAACAACAGGCACGACGTTAACATACAACAATGCGAGTGGATGGGTTGGCGTTGCTAACAAAGTTATAAAGGGCAACATATCACAGGTAGGAACGAGCGACCCAACAATTGATATATTTGAAAATACAACAGGCGCAACGCTAACAACAAGTAGAAACAATACAGGAATTTATCGTATTGATTCAAATATACCACTTTGGATGGCTTCAACAATGTTTATTATAATAGGCAACAACCAATCAAAAAACGGCGATTTTGTTTTTAATATGCAATATGGAACGTCGACACGATTAGATTTATTTACTTTATTAGATGGGGTTTTAACAGACGAGTTATTAGGTAATACAAGTTTTGAAATAAAAATATATTAATGGCAACAACAACTGAAGTAGGAATAAAAATAACGGTTGATAGCTCACAACCTGAAAAGTCGGTAGGCTCGATAAAATCTCAATTAAAACAAGCGAACGCGGAGTTAATTGCTATGCGCGATAAGTTTGGAGATACATCCGACGAGGCGGTAAAAGCAGCTAAAAAAGTAGCAAATTTAAAAGATAGCATTGGCGATGCTAAAGCAATGACGGACGCGTTTAATCCAGACGCAAAGTTTAAAGCGTTTGGTAGTTCATTACAAGGTGTTGCGGGTGGGTTTTCTGCATTACAAGGCGCTCAGGCGTTATTTGGTAGCGAATCAAAAGACCTAGAAAAAACGCTTGTAAAAGTACAATCCGCGATGGCTTTAAGTCAGGGTTTAAATTCAGTATTGGAGGCTAGGGATAGTTTTAAAAATTTGGGCGCGGTTGTTAAGGATGTAGGGAGTAAAGCGTTTGGTAGTTTAAAAAGTGCAATTATATCAACTGGAATCGGATTGCTTATAATTTCTTTGGGTTTATTGGTTGCCAATTTTGACAAAGTAAAAAAGGTTGTTTGAAATCTTATTCCTGGTCTTGCATCTGTTGGCGAATTTATTGGAAATATAATTGATAGCGTTACAGATTTTGTAGGTGTTACATCAAAGGCTAGTCGCGAATTAGAAAAGTTTAATAAGATTACCGACCAACAATTAAAAGAGCAAAACGCTTTTTTAGACCAGAACGGATACAAATATGATGAGTATACAAATAGAAAAATAAAGGCTAACATTGATTATTTAGAAAACGCTAAAAAGGTAAAAAATGATGAAACGTTAAGCGAGGCTCAAAAGAATAAAGCGTTAAAAGATTACCAAGATAAAAGAGATTTTGAGATTAATGAGGCTACAAAAGATAGACAGGCAAAAGTTGATGAAGCCAACGCACAAGAAGTTGAAAAGGAAAAACAAAAAAATGAAAAAATAAAGGCTGAAAACAAGGCTAAAAATGATGCGTTAAAAAAACAAAATGAAGATTTTGAAAAAGAATTGCAAGCGTTAAAAGACCAGAATTTAGTTGATGCAATTAAGGATGAAAACGACAAAGCCGAAACGTTATTGCAATTGCAATTTACAAATGATATTAAACGAATTAACGCTAGTAAATATACAGAGGAGCAAAAGAACGCTTTGCGTATTGAATTAGGAAATCAATTTCAAATTCAACAAGACGAAATAAATGCAAAGCGTGATGAAGAAGAACAAAAAAAGTTAGACGAAGCAATAAAAAAAGAACAGGAACGAATTGCCAATAATAATAAAATTCGTGAGGCTGATTATGAGAATAAAAAAAGAAAAGAGGAACAGCAAACGCAATATACAAAAGAGCAAACAGAGGCACGAATTAAATTAGATCAAGAAGAAAGAAAAACTAAAATTGATTCCGCAGTTGCAATTGGTAATTCATTAGGGCAATTATCGGATTTGGTAGGCAAACAAACCGCAGTTGGAAAAGGTTTGGCGATTGCGCAAGCGACTATAAATACATATTTGGGAGCGTCGGAAGTATTACGAGCGAAATCTGTTTTACCCGAACCAATAGGCACGATTTCAAAAATTATAAATGTTGCGGCTATAATTGCAACAGGTATTAAATCAGTTAAAGCGATTATAGGAACTAAAGTTCCAAACGCTGGGGGTGGTGGCGGTGGTTCAATTAGTGCGCCATCTTCTGGAGGCGGAACGGTTGCCCCACCATTACCGCCACAATTAGCAACGCAAACAATTAACGCAGGACAAATAAATCAGTTAGCATCGGCAACGGCTCGCGCCTATGTTGTAGAATCCGATGTTAGTGGAAATCAAGAAAGAATAAATCGATTAAATAGAGCATCACGAATAAATTAAATATTATGACATTACCAATTTACGAATTAAAAATAAGTGAAAACTTGAACGACGAGGCAATGGTTGATTACATTGCTTTAGTAGACGCTCCAGCAATTAAAAAAGATTTTGTTGCGTTTAAAAATGAATTTATTGAGCCATCCAAAGGCGAACGTGAAAGCGATTTTTTACAACGTTGTATTAAGTATGTAATTGATGAAGGCAAAGAAAGTGAGCAAGCCGTTGCAATTTGTAACGCTTTGTGGAGTGAACATTTTGCAGATGAATCTTGCCCAATAGCAACACAGGATATTAAAACAAATTTAAAGGATAGGCAAAATGCTATTGATGTCGCACATTACGGGCCATTAAATCCAAATTTGCCATCAGAAGAATATTGGACGCGTAAGGCAAAACAATTTAATGCAACAGTTGATGAGGCAAAAAAATCTATTTGCGGGAATTGTGCTTTTTTTAATGTTAGTCAAAAAATTAAAGATTGCATTGCAACAGGGATAGGAAACGAACTCGATCCTTATAATGTTATTGATGCTGGAGATTTAGGTTATTGCGAGGCATTTGATTTTAAATGTGCAAGTAAAAGAACTTGCGATGCTTGGGTTGTTGGTGGGCCAGTTGAATTTGCGGGTGTTAAAGTTTCCATTGATTACGACGATACATTAAGTACAGACAGAGGCAAAGAACTTGCAAAGCGCTTAATTGCCGAAGGTGATATTGTGTATATTATTTCAGCGCGTAATAATATTGACGGAATGTTAGGCGTTGCTGAAAGTTTAGGCATTCCCAAAAGTAGGGTTTACGCAACAGGTAGCAACAAAGCAAAAGTGCAAAAGATTAAAGATTTAGGAATTACAAAGCATTATGATAATAATGAAGATGTAATTAATCAACTCGAAGGCATAGGTAAAAAGTTTGCGCAACAATTTGCATTTTCAATTTTAAGCGAAGAAAAGAGGATTATATCTGGTGCGCTCATGTTAGCCGACGAATTAATTTACCGTAATAACGAAAAGTTTGGAGAACACTATGTTAAGTTTTCAGCGGAAACAATTAAAAGCATAGCAATAAAATGGGCAAAGAAAAACTTTAATAACCATGTTAATTTAATGCACAACCCAGAAGAAAAAGTAAAAGGAGTTACAATGTTTGAAAGTTGGTTAGTAGACAACGAAAGAGGGATAATGCCAATGAAAGGGTTTGAGGGTTGCTCGGATGGTAGTTGGTTTGGGAGTTTTTATGTAGAGAATGAAAAGGTGTGGCAAAGTATAAAAAGAGGCGATTACAAAGGGTTTAGCGTTGAGGGTTTGTTTGACTATGTCGAACCAATTACAGCCGAAGAAAACGCCTTAAAAAAGATTTCAGAATTGTTAAACTCAATTATCACAGAATAAATCTATAATAAAATATGAAAGCAACAGAAATTTTACAAAAATTAAAAGAGCAGTTTGCAGAATTGGTAGCACAGCCAATGCAAACACCTGTTAAAATGATTAGTGCAACTTTAGAAGATGGAACTGCAATTGAAGTTACAGCGCTAGAAATAGGCGGTATTGTAACAATTGCAGGTGTACCTGCACCAGCTGGAGACCATAAATTAAGTGATGGAACTTTAATCGTAGTCGGCGAAAATGGAGTGATAATGGAGATTGAAACAACGCAAAGCGAAATTCCTGAAGATGCAGTTATGCCACCAATGGATGCGCCTATGGATATGAGCGCAAAATTTTCAAGTTTAGAAACTGCAACAAATGAAAAGTTTGCATCTTACGAATCTAAATTTGCTGATTACGAAACAAAGTTTGCACAATACGAAAGCAAATTAAATAAGGCTACTCAATTAATCGAGGGATTAATGAATCTAACTAAAACGCTTGCAGAAACTCCAACAGGCACTCCAGACGTAGCGGTTAAAAACAATTTTACAGAAACAAAAAAGAAGGATTACTCAATATTATTTTCATAAAAATTTAAATTAAAATAAAATGGCATTATCATTAGGCACATTATCGAATTATACAAAACAACTTGTTGAGCCGTTATTGACGAGCGCAGTTATAGGTGCAAAAACTCAGCAATTAATTATGGATGGCGGTATCGTTATCCCTAAAGCAAAATCAGCGGTTCAAATTCCTTTAATGGATACCGATGCTGTATTTCAAACAGATGATTGCGGTTATTCTCCATCAGGCACAACTTCATTTACACAAAGAACGATTACAGTTGGTAAGATTCAAGTAAGTGAAACAATTTGCCCTAAAAACTTTGAAGCGAAATTTACTCAAGAGGCTTTGAGAGCAGGTAGCACTTATACCGATTTTGGAAACGCTCAATTTTTAGAAGCATATCTTGCAAAGAAAAACGCACGTATAGCCGCTCAAATTGAAACTTCAATTTGGCAAGGAGATATTACAGGAAGTGGCGGTGCAAATCTTACAAAGTTTGATGGTTTGATTAAGCAAATCGATGCTGGTTCTCCAACAGATGCGAACGTTTCTGGTTATACAGGAGTAGCAACAATTTCAACAATTACTCAATCAAATGTTATAGCGGCTACTGAAGGAATTTATAAGGCTGTTCCTGCTGAAGTTATGGCAAAGGGAGATGTTAAAATATTTGTTGGTTACGATTGGTATCGTTTGTTAATCTTGGCTTACAGAGCATTAAATATGTTTAGCTACAATCCACAGGATGTAAACGCTCAATCTTTTATCTTACCAGCAACAAATATCGAGGTTGTGCCTGTAAATGGTTTGAATACAACAGGCGATTCTTACGCAATTTCACTTTCAAATATGGCTTTAGCTGTTGATTTAGAAAACGAAGAATCAAATTATCGTGTTTGGTATTCAGAAGATAACGATGAAATCCGCACAAAGGTTTCTTTTAAAGTAGGTGTAAATGTAGGTTTCACAAACGAATGTGTGAAGTTTAAATCAGGAATCTAATAACAATATTAATTACAAAAATGGTGGTGAAATAAACACCACCATTTTTTTTAAAACTTAAAATTATGCCTTGCGACATTACAGCTGGATATGCGATAGATTGTAGAGATTCAATCGGTGGCATTGATGCAATTTACTTAATTGAAAATTCAGCGCTTTACGATGCGTCTGGAGTAACACGTATTACTCAAGTTTCAGGAACGGTTACAGCAATGACAAAAGATACAGGGAAAAAGTTTTATAAATTTGAAGTACCAAGAGCAACGGCAATGGCTTCAAATAACATTACTGCATCTTCAGAAAATGGAACTTTGTTTTATACACACATGGTTTCGTTCCCTTTAAACTCAAGAAGCGCAACAACTAGAAACATAATAAATACTTTAGCTAAAAATCGTGTTACGGTTGTAACTAAAGATATGGACGGAACTTATAGAATGTATGGCGCTGGATTTGGTTTGTTTTTAGATACTGCGGAAGGTGGTAGTGGTACGGCTTTGGGCGATAGAAATGGTTATCAACTTTCGTTTTCATCACAGGAAGCAGACGACTTTTTGGTAGTTTCTTCAGGCGTTGCGTCTGCATTAGAAACTCCAGGCACATAATATTTAACCCATTGAAAAACTAGCCCACCGTTACCGAGCGTTTCGGTGGGTTTTTTTATATCTTAAATGCAAGGTTTAACCTGACAAAAATGATACATTTAACAAAAGGACAAACGCAAATGGTTTTTTTTAATGCTTCGCAAAATTGCGTTTTAACTAATCCTTATTTTTTATTTGTATTTACGAATAGAATTACGCAAGATGTGGTTAAATTTGTAGCAACTAATACTTCAACTACTTTGCGATACAATAAATTTTCTTTGGTTACTAATACGCGTTTTGCGACAAGTGAAGAGGGTTTATGGACTTATAATGTATATGAACAAGCAAGTAGCACAAACACGAATATAATCGGTTTAAATAACGTTGAGAAGGGGTATATGTATTTGCATCCATCAACAACATTTGCACCAACAGAATATAACGACCAATCAAACACATTTGTAACATACAATGGATAATCAATACAAACATATCGTTTTACAATTTGATCGCGCTTTGCAACCTGTATTTACTGAAAAGAAAAATAAAGGTTATGTTGAGTTTGGCGAAATGAATAATTATCCAGAGTATTTACTTTCGCTTTATAACGAATCGCCAAAACACGGGGCAATTGTAAAAGGAAAATCAACATACATTTTTGGTCGTGGTTTTGAGGAAAAGGGCAAAGCAAATAGTAGGGGCGAAAGTTGGAACGACATTTTAAAGAAATGTGTTAAAGATGACGAACTTTTTAGAGGTTATTATTTACAGGTTATATGGAATCGAATTGGGCAAATAAGCGAGGTTTACCATATTGATTTTTCAAAGGTTAGGGTTGCAAAAGATTTAAGTTGTTTTTACATAAAAAACGATTGGTTAGATTGGAAAGAAAAGCCGAGAGAATATCCACAATTTAGCACACAGAATCCAACTGGAAGCCAAATTTATTACAAACGTGAATACAACCCAACGAGCGAAATTTACCCGTTGCCGTCTTATTTTCAGGGGCTTAATTATATTGAATCCGACATTGAAGTGTCGCGCCATATTTTAGGCAATGCAAAACAGGGGTTTGTCGGTAGTACTTTAATAAATTTAAATAATGGCGATCCGATTAACGAAGAACATAAAGGCGAAGTTGAAAAGGGTTTATTAAAGAAATTTACAGGTGATAGCGGTAAGCGTGTTGTAATAATGTTTAACAAGTCCAAAGAGAATAGTGCAGATATCCAGAATCTAGGTACAACGATGTTAACTAAAGAAGATTTTACAAATATCAATAACTTAATACAACAAGAAATATTTGCATCGCACCAAATTACATCGCCATCATTATTTGGAATTAAAACAGAGGGGCAATTGGGCGGACGTACTGAAATCCGTGATGCTTATGAAATATTTAATAATACTTACGTTCAAGAAAGGCAAGAGGAATTTAACCAAGTTTTTACTGATTTTAGAAACTTAAAAGGTGAGGCTGGGGAATTTAATATCGTACCATTAGAGCCATTAAAGTTTGAATTTACAGAGGATATCATGGTGGCTAATTTAACGCAAAATGAAATTAGAGAGTTGATGGGACGCGAGCCTTTACAAGTTGGTCAGGTTACATCGGACGGAGCAACGGCAGTAGTAGATCAACCCGTTCAACAAGCAATAGAATTACCAGCATCAAACGACGCAATTAAAAATTTAAGCGGTCGACAATATCAAAACGTAATGCGAATTGTTAGGCAGTTTGGGAACGGCAAACTATCAAAGGAACAAGCGGGGTTAATGCTTAAAAATGGTTTTGGTTTTAGTGATGCTGATGTAAATACTTTTTTAGGATTAGACGATAATCCATTGACCGACGACGAAATGCAAAAGTTTTCAATGAGCGAAGATGAGCGAATGATTGAATATTTTGAAAGTTGCGGAACTTACGATTATGATGAAGTTGGATATGATAAAATTAATTTTGCTGAAGATTTGACACAAACACAGGCGAGTGTTTTAGATTTGATTACAAAAGATAAAAACATAACGCCTTTAATTATTGGGAAAACTTTAAAAATTGACACATCTTTAGTTGAAGAAATAATAAGTGATTTTGTTAAAAAAAAAATAGTTTCTGTAAGTGAATCCAAAGTAAATGAAACGCCAAAATATAAAGTTTTAAAACCTGTTAGCGAATTAGGGGGCGAGCCAAAAACAACAAAATTATTTATACGATACAAGTACGATTGGATAACAGGATTTGACGATAGCGATTTAGTAACGAGTAGAAGATTTTGCGTTAAGATGCGCGAAATGTCAAACGCTGGTAAATCTTGGAGCAGGTCAGATATTGAAACATTAAGCGAAAGATTGGGTTATTCAGTTTGGGAGCGTCGCGGTGGTTGGTATGGAGATAGTTATTCATGTAGGCATAAATGGTCATCTAAATTAATGGTAGCAAAATAATGAGCAAAAACATACTTTTCATAACCGAACAACTTTTTAAAGACCGCACGGGCGCAAGTAATAACATTGACGGAAAACAAATTTTCCCAATGGTTAAAGTCGCTGGAGATATGTACATTCAACCCGCGCTTGGTAGTAAATTATATCAACGTTTGCAAGATGGGGTTGTAGCTGATAATTTAACAAATGATGAAAAAACTTTGTTAGATTATTATGTAACCGATGCGCTTGTTTGGTTTACAATGTCATTGCTACCTATGATTATGGGCTTTCAATTATTTAGTAAAGGATTTTTGCAAAAGACCGCTGAAGAAACCAACACGCCTTCGCGTGGAGATATGGAGTTGATCGAGCAAAAGTATAAATCAATGGCAGAGTTTTATTTAACTCGAATGATTAAATATTTGCAAGAAAATTATACTTTGTATTATGAGTATTTAAATCATGGTAGCGCAATAGATACTATTTTTCCAGAGGCGAAGGCTTACACATCGCCAATCTATTTAGGGCGCGATTACGTACCAAATACGCCACGATGGGTTAATGGTTCAAGTAGTTACGCAGTTCCACAGATTGCGTACTATACAGCCGTTGGTAATGAAACTACATTTAACGTTAATGATTTGTATGGACGTACTACTTTAGTTGCTACACGATCGGGATTAAGCAAAGTAATTGTAAACGGACCAACAAGCGACACAGGGAAAATTCAAATAAACGGCAATGTAATAACAATGCCAACAGGGGATGTTGCAATAGCTGGAGAATTATTTACATTTTTATACCGATAAAATATGAGCAAAGGCTATAAATTAGAATTTATAGAAAAAGTAAAAAAGAAAAATGACCTACAATCAAATAGTAACAAAAATACAGGCGCTACTTCAAAGCCATCCAATGATAAAAGAAACGAGGTTTGCAAGCCCCGTCGAGTGGTTGGGTTGGAATAGTCAACCGTTGCTACCTGTTGCATCCTATGTAATGGACACAGGAAATTTTAACGTTGGTCGTGAATTAATTTATCAAATACAATTTTGGTTTATTGATAAATCTGGAGTTGAAAGTGAATTTGAAACGGAGGTTGTAGGCAATATGCACGGAGTGGCAAACGATATCGTTATGGCTTTGAGACAGGATAAAACAATAAGTATTGATACTTCAATAAGTTGGACGGCAATAAGTGAAAAGTTTGAAGATTATTTGAGTGGCGTAACGGTAACATTTAATTTAACAACGGTATCTGAATTTAATAATTGTGATTTCCCAATATGAGAAAAGTAATTTTAATTTTGTTAGTTTTTATTAGCGCAAAAGTAAACGCGCAAGTTTATCAAGAAATGCCACAATATGGCTATCGTGCGAATAGAATGGTTTTTGATTCTACTTTGCAGATTCCAACGGTTTGTGGCGTACCAACTTTAAAAAGTGTTGTAAAAGTAAATAAGAGCGGTGCAATAGCTTACGATAGTTGCAATGCTAGGTTTTACGCTTACAATCCAAAAACATTAATTTGGACGGCAATAACAAGTGGTTCATCTGATACAACAAGTTTAAGTAACAGAATCAACCTAAAAATTGATTCGTTAAAACGTAGCAATGATAGTGTTTATGCTTATAGGAATGGAACAAGAGTTTTTCAATATAAAGATAGTGTTGGTGGTGGTGGTAACTTTTGGAATACAAGTGGAACAACAACATTAAGTGGTGATATAAGAATTAATGGAGATGGATTTATTCAATTTGGAGGAAATGAAGATGAGATGCAAAAATTTGGTGTTAGTGCT